ACGTAATTTAAAGTCAATATTCCACCTGCCCAGATTAAAATCCCAAGTCTTACAAAAGTACTTAGGATTGCCATCTGTTCTTCTTTGTCATCCATTGCCTCTTTTATTTTACCTAGAGGACCTTTAGGTTTTACTTCTTCTTTCTTTGCTTCAGCCATGGGATCAGTATATCTATATTATATATAGACATTTAAAACCTAAAAACCTAATGGTATTGGTGACATAGATGATGCAGGTGCTTCTGGAGTTGGAGTTGATGGTGATGGTAATCCTAAACCTCCTCCACCTATACCTCCTAAATCTCCAAGACCACCAAGTTTATCGGTGACTGCTTCCATTACTTTGCCTTTGACGTTTTCGATAATCGCATCCTTGCGTATGAATACGTAACCAGCAAGACCAACAACGGTGAGAGATATAACACCACTTGCAATAGCGATTCCATTTACTATTTTCTGTAACATAATACTATTTAATACAAATTATATATCATACTCGCTACCTTCTCCCATATATTCAAGAGAAACGATATCGTGATTGACACTTTTATCTTCTCTAAGTAACCACTCTGCAAATTCTTGACGTATTGAGACAGCATCTTTAAGTTGTTCAATATCACCATCAGTGCATAGTTCATTCATTCGGTCTATCGACCAATCATATGTTGTCCTTAGATTTTTCGTAAAACTGTCCATAATCCTTACGCATATAGCGTCCGAGTATGTTGCTATTATAATACATCGGTGTCCCGTCGTCAAGTGCTTCCATCAACACATTGTGTAAGAACAATTGTTTTGTCTCTTCGTAGTTTACTTGTCCGAGGGTTGTATGGAGGGAGAGGATTTCTCTTCTGAAAGAATCTCTGCCATCTCTTCTAATATCCTGCTTAAGATCCTCAGAGCTTCCGTAGTACTTCTTCCAGTCTGACTCGCTTGTGACTCTTCTCTTTCCTCCTTTTGGTTTTCGCTTCTGCACGAAGTACTTTCTGCCGATGTAGGATTTGCCAGTGGTGGTATTGGTGATGCAATAGACGAACCCATAGTGATCGCCGATGTCATCAGAATCAAAAACACTGCCTTTATAAATCCACGGGTTTGTGTACTCTGCCACGTTGTCATAATAAGTCTCCTAATATTTATGGTTCGTCAAACAAGACCTCTGTCATATATCTTTCTGCCCACTCTTTACCAAAATAGTTTACTAATATATTTTTAGTTTTATCATTTTTCATTTGGTGTTGACAGTATTCTATCTGTCCAAAGTATCTGTGTTCTGATCTAGAACTATCCCTAGTAGCACCCCATACAGCACCAACAAATATATCAAGGTATTGATCTACAATATTACAGAAATTTTCTTTCTCTTTATCTGTGGTTAATCTTGCAAACTTACAGTATGGTGAGAACACTTCACCCCATTCTGGTAGAACTCTCTCATGTGGGAAATAAAAACTCTCACTAATATATTCTATATCTTCAAAAATTTCATGGTCAAGACCATCTACAGGAGATATGTCTGTGATAGCAGCACTAACTTTGTCTTTCATAGCAACAATATCAACACCAAAAATAGGTAGATCAAACTCTGGATCAGGATACCATATACAATGTACAATATTAAGATTACCTAGTTTGGCAACCTCTGTATGAACTTTTCTAAGTCCAGTACAATAATACATTTCATTTTTGATGTCTAGTTTTCCATCATCGGTGTCATGTAATACTTTTTCAAACTCAGAGTCAACCTCAAGTGGTTCTACATTTGGTAAACCCTCCTGATGTTTCTTAATTATTTTTATTAGATTATCAATTACTTCCATCTAGCAAAAAACTCTTTTAGTGTTGTTTGATGTCCAGACTCACGAGTTGGAGGTTTCTTTATCCCCATCATCTTCTCGTAGTCCTGATGCATCGCTCCCAGATACCATGCCTGACTCAGACTCTTCGGTCCTTCCTCCAACAATCGGGTTTGAAATTTGGATAGACCAGCCTTCCTCGCCAAATACTCCTGTCTCCACTGTGTGCGGGGTGATTTGTTTGTCATCTGCCTCCCATTGTTCATGTAGTTTCTTAGTTTCTAAGTCAACTCCTGCCATAGTCTGTAAGACTTTACCATCCCAATACATTTTTTCTATGTATGAGAAAAGATATTTTAGAATAATATTAAGTGGTGGTTTCTGTTTACTGATCCACCTCTTTATTTTTTGTAGGGTTGTCTCTTTCTTTTTGTCAAAGACAATTTCAAATTTATAATTGAAACCCTGCGAAGGTGTCTTTTTTGACATCTTGTTTTATGCTCCCAATAAGATAAGATTCTACCTCAGTCTCTTGTGGTGCAACTTGCATACCCTTAGAAGACAACCAATGCTGTGTCCATGGTAATGGATTGTTTGCCATAGGAATGTCATAGATTGGTTTCAATCCAATTGATTTTAACCTACGGTTAGCAGTCCACTCAACATAGTTCTGTAGTAACTTTTCATTTAAACCAATGATAGATCCATCTTTAAACAGATATTCTGCCCAAGACTTCTCTTCTTCTACAGACTCCTTAAACATATTATAAACATTCTGCTCTTCTTCTTGTGCAATTGTTACCATCTCAGGATCATCACCTAGTTTCCACTTGTTTAAAATATTCTGAGATACAGTCATATGTTGTGACTCATCTCTAGCAATAAGTCCAATAATTTTTGCTGATCCTTCTAATAATTTTAACTCTCCAAAAGCAAATGAACATGCAAATGAGACATAGAATCTAATGCCCTCTAAGATGTATACATTTGCCACTGCTCTATATAGTTTTCTCTTTAAACTATTCTTTTCATATTCTACTGTTGGACTACCCTGCCAATCAGGTCTCCACCAGTTGCTAGTGTCATATCTATGTGCATCATTTATGAAGTCATCATATGCACGAGTAACTGATTGTGCTCTCTGTAATATTTTATCATCATCTAATATAGTATCAAAGACCTCTGATGGATCAGGATATACATTCTTAATGATATGTGTATATGATCTACTATGAATCATCTCCATAGTCTGCCATATGTTCATGCAACCTTCAAGCTCAGGTAGTGAACAGTATGGAGCAAAAGCCATACCAGGAGCACGACCTTGTACAGAGTCCAAGAGGATTTGATATTTGAGATTGCTAGTAAATATGTGTTTCTGTGTTGCATTTAACTTTTGATAATCTGATCTATCATTTTGTAGTGATACTTCTTCTGGTCTCCAGAAAAAACCAAGTTGGTTCTTCGTTAATTTATCAAAGATAGGATACTTAAACTTGTCGTATCTTTGTACTCCTAATGGAGGACCAAAGAACATCTGTCCCTTAGTAGTATCTACTTTGTCAGTATTAAATACTGTCATGCCCTCTACTGTAGTATTCATTGGTTTCCCTGTTGTTCTAAATTTTGCAACTGTCACAGTCTTCTTCCTCGGTTGTTAGTATGTCTTGTAATAAATCTTCTATGTTTGCTTTCTTTTCATCTGTCAGTACTGGTTCATCTCCTTTCTGATCGTATGTATTCTGATAATACGATGTCTTCCAACCATACTTATATGTTTTAAGTAGGTCACCCGCCATAACTGATACAGGTACTTCATTGTTGTCATAATTTTCTGGATTGTAACTCCAGTTACCAGAAATTGCTTGGTCAAAGAACTTCTGCATCACACTCACGATCTTTATATATCCATCATTGTCTTTCATATCCCATAACAATGTATAATTATTTTTCAAAGACCCATACTGTGGAACAATCTGCTTAAGAGGTCCTTTCTTTGACTTCTTAGTGGACAAGTATGCTCTAGGTGGTTCGATTCCATTGGTTGCGTTTGACACAACGGAACTAGATTCCGATGGCATTTGTGCGGACAGAGTGCTGTGCCTGAGTCCCCATTCGGCAATGTCATCGCGTAAAGAATCCCAATCATATTGGTATGATACTGTGACTAATTCATCGACTTCCTCTTTATATGTATCTATTGGAAGGATTCCATCGATGTATTTTGTGCGATGAAAAGCATCACATGCACCCTTCTCTTTAGCAATGTTATTAGATGCTCTAAGTAGATTGTATTGGAAGGATTCAGTTAGTTTATGAGTGAGGTCATACGCTTCTTGACTATCATATTTGACACCATTCTTTGCGAAATAATGTGCTAGACCAATGAAACCTATACCGAGTGACCTACGTGCCAATGTAGAGCGTCTCGCTGCAGGTACAGGATACTCTTGATAGTCAATCAATTCTTCTAGTGCTCTTACTGTAAGGTCACATAGATTCTCCATCTCACTGAGGTTACGTATCTTACCCACGTTAATAGCAGATAGAATACACAAAGCAATCTCACCATCCTGACTATCAATATGATTGATAGGGTCAGTAGGTAGAGTAATCTCTTGACATAGGTTACTCATGTTGACTTTGTCTTTGAATGATGAATGACTATTACAGTGGTCAATATTCATCAGGTATAGACGACCAGTCTCTGCTCTCTCTTTGAGTAGGTCTAGGATTAATCCTTGAGCACTGACTCGTTTGGAGGGGATGTCTGGATTAGATTCGTAACTGCAATATAACTCATCAAACCTATCGGTCCCAAAACTCTCATACAAATCAGGAA